CAATTTATTGATGTGTGGTCAAGAGATTATCCCGACATTGTAACTGGGTGGAATGTACAATTCTTTGATATGGTTTACATCATAAATCGTATCAATGTTGTTCTGGATAAGAAAGCATCTAAGAAGTTGAGTCCGTGGGGAATTATACGTAGCAGAACTGTTACGATGATGGGACGAGACAATGCGTGTTATGATATATATGGTGTGGCGACTATGGATTATCTTGACTTGTATAAGAGATACACATATACTAATCGAGAAAATTATAAGCTTGGTCATATCACACACGTAGAGTTAGGCACAACTAAGATTGACTATTCAGAATATGGCAGTCTACATTTACTCTACAAAGAGAATTGGAATAAGTTTGTTGATTACAATATCAAAGACGTAGAATTGGTTGCTGATTTAGATGATAAACTAAAGCTGATTGAACTTGCATTGTCAATATCATATGATGCAAAGATTAATTTTGAAGATGCAAAGAGTCAAGTACGTATCTGGGATACCCTGATATACAATCACCTTGCAGATAATAATATCCAGATACCACAAAACGATATGGATACAAAGAATACACAATATGCTGGCGCGTATGTAAAAGACCCAGTAACTGGATTTCATAAGTGGGTTGTATCGTTTGATGTTACTTCATTGTATCCGTCTTTGATTCTTGCATTGAATCTATCACCAGAAACTATTATAGATTTTCCTAATGGTAAACCTAAAGTAGAAGATACTGATTTGCATTTGAACCAATTGATTTATGCATCCAATGACCAGTATTTTAGAAAAGATTTTGGTGGGTTCTTGCCGGGGTTGGTTAAAACTGTGCTAGATGATAGACAAATTGCTAAGAAAGAAATGTTTAAAGGTAAACGATTATTAGAATTAATAGAAGACGAAAAGAAAATTCGTGGTCTAAAATAAAGGATAAAAAATGGGACAATGGGGATATAATTCATACTCAACTGATTCAGTATGGGATGTATTAGATGAAGTATTAGAAGATTTTCAACAAATACGAGCGACACCAGAACAAATTGAAGAATTGATATATAATATTTGTGATAAAGTTGATAAATGTGATAGTGATTTTATGTTACCACATTACATATATACATTTGTTGGTGTCATTAGTTGGTGTGTAAGTGAAGGATATGATGTTGATGAAGATTGGTTGGATATATGTATATCAGAACTTGAATGGGAATTAGAAAATCGTGATGATTATGATGATGAAAGAAAGCAAGTTGTTGCTGATGAAATAGAATTAAATAAAAAAGCTTTATTAAAATTAAAGAAAGTATAAAATCCGCTATTGGTAATACATATTTGTTATAAATAATTATAAAGTAATGTTTATAACAAGGATAATTAAATGTATGTATTGTATGAAGTAATAAATAATATTAATGAAAAATATTATGTTGGTGTTCATAAAACCGATAACGAGAATGATTGTTATTATGGTTCAGGTATTGCTATAAAACGAGCCATTAAAAAATATGGTAAACACAATTTTACCAAAAGAATTATAGCTAGATATGAAACATCAGAAGAAGCATATGAACATGAGAAGAATTTGGTTAATAAAGATTTTATTAATGATAGAATGTCATATAACATGAATATTGGTGGTAAAGGTGGGTTTGAATATATAAATTCTATGGGGTTGTCTAATCCTATGAGTAATCCAGAAACGATCACGAAGTGTATTGAAAATGCTAAAATAACTAGAGCAAAAAATCCAGAGAAGTATAGAAAAATTGCTATTGAAAATTTTAAAAAGGCATCAGAAATTAATACTGGTAAAAAACGACCAGAACATTCAAAGATAATGAAAGAACTTGGTAAGAACCCAACAGAAAAAATGATTGCTGGGTGGAAATCTGCAAAAGAGACAAGTAAAAAGATATATGTTTTGGTTGATTTATGTGGTGTAGTAAAAGAATTTATTGGTTTATATGAATTAAAAAAATATTGTAAAGAAAATAATCTACCACATTCATCTGTTTATAATATTATTGTGTATCAAAAAGAATTTTCTTGGGGTAAAGTGAAGGGTTATAGTGGATATATTAAAAATAAATGATTTGAAGCAATTGTCTAATGATGAATTGTTGTCATTAGAAAAAGAAACACATGATGATGTTGATAAATGTTATACCGAACAGATTGTTAAGAAGACACTTGCTAATTCTCTATATGGAGCAATCGGAAATTGTTACTGCCGTTGGTATGATATACAACAAGCAGAAGCCATAACACTATCAGGACAAATGGTTATTAAACATATTGGTAATACATTAAATAAATATTTAAATGATTTATTTAAAACAGAAGATATTGATTATCTACTATATACCGATACTGATAGTTGCTATCTAACTCTTGATGAATTGGTTAAGCGAGTCTATAAAGATAAAAATCCTACTGATGATGAAGTGTGTACATTTTTAGACAAAGTGTGTAAGGGTAAATTGGAGCCGTTAATAGCAAAAACATTTACTGAATTAGAGAATAAATACAATTATGTTTCTGACCAGTTATTTATGAAACGTGAAGCAATTGCCTTATCGGCAATTTGGGTATCAAAAAAAAGATATATTTTGTCCATTTTAGATGATGAAGGTGTACGACTTTCCACACCAAAGATAAAAGCAATGGGTCTTGAGTTAAAGAAATCTTCAACACCATCATACTGCCGAGATATTTTAACTGAATCTGTTGATAAAATTTTCAATGGAACAGAAGCAGATGTAATAGAATACATTGATGAATGTAGAAAAGAATTCAAACAAAAACCATTTGAAGAAATTGCATTTCCTCGTGGTGTAAATGATATTGGTAAGTGGAGTTGTCCAGATGATGTAGTAAAGAAATGTTGCCCAATTCATGTTCGTGGTTCATTGTATCATAATAGATTGTTGGCACATTATAAATTGGAACGAGTGTATAAAAAGATTAGTGCTGGTGATAAGATAAAATATATTTATTTGAAGGTTCCTAATCCGGCTGGTACTCATGTCATTGCATTTAGTGATACGTTACCAACTGAATTTAATTTGGATGAGTATATGGATTACAACAAACAATTTGAAAAGGCATTCTTGATGCCACTACGCATTATTCTTGATGCCATTTCATGGTCATCAGAACATGTAAACACACTTGAAGGATTTTTTGAATGAGAAAGGTTATATAGTATATGATTTTACTAGGAATAGATATAGAAAGTTCTGGTCTTAACAAAAAGAAAGACCGCATAACAGAAATTGGTTTGGCACTCTTTGATACAGATTTCAAAGACCCGTCATGTGAATACATACCAGTTGAGATTTTTAACAAGATAATCAAAGAACCAGATTGTCCGAAGATACATCCAGAAGCATATGAGTTGACACACATATCTAAAGAGATGTTAGATAGATGGGGCATCAAACCAGACAAAAGATTTTGTGAGTACCTTTCTTCATTCATAAACAAAGCTGATTATATTGTTGCCGCAAACGGACGAGCATTTGATAAGGTAATGCTTGAAAGTTTCTTCAAACGATATGGTACAACATTCCCTGATAAGATTTGGATTGATACACAGAAAGATATACCATATCCACAATCATGTCACCATGTAAACCAAACGTACCTTGCTGGATTTTTTGGTACTCATAATCCAATGCCACATAGATCAGTCACAGATGTACTCATGATGATGAAACTTATGGGTGCATATGATGCCAATGGTTTGTTGTTCCCACTTGATACAATCATAAAGAATGCAACAGCACAGAAAGTGTGTGTACGTGCAGTAGTAAGTTATGATGACAGAGAATTGGCCAAGAGTGATAAGTTTAAATGGGATGGTGATGGTTCTGAATGTGGTAGAGCAAAGACATGGTTCAAAGAAATGAATGACTTTGATTATGACTCTGATAATTATCCATTTAAGACTGAAATATTACCGGAGAAGAAATGATTAAGAATATAAGAAGTTATTTTAAGAAGTTATTTTGTAGACATGAATATGAAAGAGTATATCATCATTCATATAAATGTACTAAATGTGGTCAATTGATGTTTGTTGGTTAGGATAAATGATGTATGATAAGGTAACACAATTCTTTTGTAGTCATGAATGGATAAAACTTAAAAATGGTTCAAAGAAATGTACTAAATGTTATAAAGAAAAGGCAAAACCATTACCAAACATTAGACAAACAAATAGTTATCATCTTAACATGAAGCAGATAGCTAAAAATATACGAGAAGATAAGAGAAGAAAAGAAAGCGAAAAATTAAATGACACAATTGAATGACTTAATGGGATTGACTAAGAATACATATGCAACAATAGCCAATGATGGAATTGATTGGTCGGACGTTTCTGGATGGGTTGATACTGGTTCGTATATGTTAAATGCATTATTAAGCGGGAGTATATATGGCGGTCTTGCGGACAACAAACGACTTGCAATAGGGGGTTCAACGAGTACAGGTAAAACATTTGCCGCTTTAACAATGGTTAAACTATTTCTTGAACAACATAAAGATTCTTATGTAGCATATTTTGATTCTGAATGTGCAATCACAAAAGATATGTTTATTGATAGGGGTATTAATGCCAAGCGTGTTGCTGTATTTGATGTGTCTACACTTGAAGCATTGAGGTTTCAGGTTAATGCTATGGTAGATGGTTATTTAAAATTACCCAAAAGTAAACGTAAAAGGTTTATGATTGTTGTTGATTCTCTTAGCCAAATATCTAATGAAAGAGAAATGCAGACAGTTGAAGATGGTAAGAATAAAGCAGACATGGGTAATACACAGAAACTTATCAAGAGTATGTTTAGGACTATATCAAGTAAGATGGGTAGGGCACACATACCAATGATAATTACAGCACATACATATAAGGAAATGGGCGCAATGTATGCAAGGGAAATACTTGCAGGTGGTACAGGATTGGCTTATTCTGGTGACATGATTGTGTTCTTATCTAAATCTAAAGTAAAAGATGGAACTGATGTGGTTGGCAATAACATTAGATGTACTTTAGCTAAAGGACGATTCACAAAAGAGAATAAACAAGTACGAATTGGTCTTAGATATGATACAGGATTACAACGGTATGATGGTTTGCTTGACCTTGCAGAAAAATATGGTATCGTTACTAAACTTTCTAATAAGTTTAAGTTTAAGGGTGAACCAGAAGATAGTAAAGGTGCATTTGAAAAACATATTTACAAAAAACCCGAAAAATATTTTACTAAAGAAATTTTAGATGAAATCGATAAAGCGGCGGCGCAAGAATTTTTATATGGTTCAGCATTAGAGGAAGAAACAATAGATGAATAAGTTAATAGTTGATGGTCATTTTATGGGCAAACCGACAGTAGCATTATCTGGTATGCCAAATGATATGTTTAATATTAAATTTCTTGATAGAGATACAGATGAATTGGTTGGTGAAGTTGATATATCTGGTCAGTCATTTGCCGCATACCCACGAAGATGGTATACAAATTGGCGTATTGATGTAACACATATTGAATCCGGTGAACTTGTATTCAGACATGATTTTAATCCAGAAGGTAAATGGGTATATATTCTTATCAATACACCAGCCATTGGTGATACTATTGCATGGATGCCATATGTAGAC